GACGCTGGCCGATGGGTCGTTCGTCTATGTCGGTGGGAAGATTACTCAGGCCCGGCAGGTCGTCCTGGCCCCCGAGTCCTGGACGAAGGTGGGCGCAATCGCCTCCGTCTATAACCCGCTCCAGTTCGAGATCACGGCGACTGTGTCGCCTACTGCCATCGAGTTTGAGGGCTGGCGCGTCCGACTCGAGGCATGATGGAAAGGTTCTGGTCGAAGGTCAGTAAGACATCTGAATGCTGGGAATGGACTGCTCAGATCATGAGCAATGGCTACGGCCGGTTCTACTACCAGGGCCGTCAGCAGGCAGCCCATAGGGTGTCCTACTTGCTGGCGACAGGGACCTACCCAGGAGAGTTCCAGGTGTGCCACACCTGTGACAACCGAAAGTGCGTTCGGCCAGAGCATCTCTGGCTGGGTACACGATCGGACAACATGAAGGATTGCTTCAACAAGGGCCGGGCAGTGATTCCCCGGCCGACTGGGGCAGACCATCACAACATAAAGAAGTCTCATTGTCCACGAGGACATGAGTACAGCGAGATGAATACATACCTCAACTCAAAAGGTAGTCGTGTGTGTCGGACTTGCAAAACCATCCAATATCAAAAATACAAGAAGGATGTAAAATGAGCGACGACTCGTATAAGGTTCAGATTTCAGGTTCGTTTGGCGAAGCCCTCTTCGTCCTTCGGGGCAACAGTGCCGAGGAGCTTCTCGAGCAGGCCAAGGAGCTTGCATCGAAGGTGGCCGACATCTACGACGCTCTCACCGACGTCAAGCAGATCACCCTGGTGAAGGAGGTCTTCACGGCGAAGAAGAGCGGCTACTCCGGTGGCGGTGCTGCTAAGCCCGCTGCCTCCGGTGGTGGTGGCTACGGTGGTGGCACGGCGAAGACCGCCCCCGACGGCTCTCACACCTGTGACCACGGGGCCATGAAGCTGCTGGACTATGCGAAGAAGGACGGGTCTGGCTACGTCCACGGTTACTACTGCCAGGCTCCGCGTGGCGACAAGAAGTGTGCTCCCATCAAGCTGGACAAGAGCCGCTAATCAAAGCTGGGGAGGTGCCCACTACTCCGGGGCACCTCCCCTTCCCCGTCCAGGAAGGACATAGAGTGCAGTCACTGGCATTGGCCATGAAGTCTAAGGGGACCGAGGGAGAATCCCTCCCCACCGTTTTCCCCCAGCTAGAGCAGCTTGGGGCGCACTTCCGTCGCGGTCAGCTTAGCCTGATCGCCGCTGCCCCTGGTGGCGGCAAGTCTGCCGTCGCCTCCCAGATCGCATTGAAGATGACCTATGATGAGTACTTGGATGAGGGAGTGCCGACGCTTTATTTTTCGGCAGACAGTGATCGCGGTACTCTGGGAGTCCGCCTGGCTGCTGGCGTCCTCAATAAGTCCCTCACCCAGGTCGAAGAGCTACTGGACTCGGGTAACGCCGAGGCATGGGCAGAGGTCGAACGGGCGCTGTCCCACGTGTGGTTCAACTGGGATCCAGCACCGTCGCTCCACGAGATAGAGAAGGAGATCGAAGCCTATGTCGCCGTCACAGGCGAATATCCACATCTTATTGTCGTGGACAACCTCAAAAACCTTGTCCCAGATCAGTCTGGTCAGAGGCACGAAGAGTACGACAGCATCATGGAGTGGCTCAAAATCCTTGCAAGTGAGACCAAGGCACATGTCCTTGTCCTCCACCACGTCACAGGAATGTACGAGAACGGAATTGAACCCATTCCTCTCAATGGACTCCTGGGGAAACCGGGCAAAGCTTGTCGCCTCATCCTCACTCTATATATGGTTCAGCGGGACCCGGATGTGATGGGCATGTGCATCGTCAAGAACAGTAACGGCAAGGCTGACGCCGCTGGCGGCATCGCTGCTGAGGTCCCATGGATGCCTGAGCGCTCTTGGTTTGGAACCGGCCATGGAGGGTGAGTTCCTGACTGACGTAGCTGGACAAGAGATCAGGGTTGGTGACTACGTCGCCTACCCTCAGATGTCCGGCAGGTCCGTCCAGATGGTCCTGGGCAAGTTGATAGAGATCGATGACAAGGGCAGAGCGAAGGTCGTACGCATGGAGGGCAGTCGATGGACTGCCAGCTACACCCGAACCAAGTGGATCGACAAGCGAACCGGCAAGGGCATCGACAGGTCTAACAGGAAGCACCAGGAGCGCCATGCCGGATACATCAAGGATGGTGAATACTACACCCATGAGGAGATGTTCGACGGCACCGGCGGGGCCTACTGGCAGGCGACTGAGTATGGCTACCGCTACACTGGCCCCATCTACAAGGACTACGTCCAGGAGGTGCCCTCAGAAAAGCCGGTCTTGATCGGGAATGTCCAGAACCTGGTCAAGGTTGTGTACGATGACAGCAGCAACGACAAGGAGTAACCGATGAACTACCTGTTTGCAGAGAACGAAGAGCTTGCCCAGAGGTTCGCTGAGACGTTTGCAGATGCATTCGACACCGTGACTAACCTCAAGGACGGCATCGGCCGCTGGTTCACGATGCAGGACACTGTCCACGTCGTTGGCAATGTCGACAGGAGTGTCATCGCTGACATCTTCCGCTTCTCCGGAGGTGCCTTCAACAAGCCTACGATCGTCAGGTACGACTCTGACCTGAAGACGGGACCCAAGTGGACGATCTGACCAAACGCTGTAAGCGGTGTGACAAGGCCCTGACTGACGCACGTAAGAGCTACTGCACCACCAAGTGCCAGAAGGATAACGCCAAGTCTAAGTACTTGGAGGAGACTTACGGCATGACCCTGGAGCAGTGGGAACAACTGCTCGAGTACCAAGGAGGTAAGTGTGCTATCTGTGAAAGGTCGCCTGTTGGGCGGAGGTTCCTGGTTGTGGACCATGAGCATGACCGGGGGCCGTCTGGCCGTGTTCGGGGACTCATCTGCAACATCCCCTGCAACCTCCGGATCGTCGCCAAACACAAAACTGGATCTATCCTTCGACGGGCAGGAGATTATCTCGACGACCCTCCTGCTGTGCGTCTCTTTGGCGAGATCGTTGCTCCAGGACGAAAGCCCCGAAAGCGAAAGCCCCGACGAAGAAAGTCAAGCTGACATCCTGACGGAGCACAAGTTTGGATTCGACCTCTTCGAAGGGAATGCTCAGCAGGAGTGCGATGTTGAGCTAGAGGAAGACGAAGAGGAAGAAGAGTCCGTACCAGAGGACGCTCGGTACAGGTTAGGCTGGTGACATGGAACTCAGTATCATCCCCGTATGGGACCACTTCGGCGGGGAGCACGTGGAGGATGGTATTGGGTGGAAGACAGTGAAGTGCATCTTCCATGAAGATTCCCATGGCTCGGGTAGGCTAAGCACGAGGGATAACGCATACTTCTGCAACGCCTGCCCGGCCAAGGGGAACACTATCACACTATTGATGAAGGAGAAAAGTCTTGACTGGGACACCGCCGTCAGCTTCTATGCGAGCCTCCCTGGAAGCAGCGACGGGGCGCTACGTCTCTCAACTGACAGAGGAGGCAATGACGTACCTCACCGTAGAACGCGGCCTTTCGAAAGAAACAGTGGAGTACTTTCGCCTCGGTCTCGTAGCCGACCCTTTGGTAGAACATGAAGCTTACCGAAACCGAATCTCTATCCCTTACATTACACCTTCTGGAGTGGTGTCTCTACGCTTCCGGAGCCTCCCTGGAGGCAAGGATCCCAAGTACCTTGGTATGGCGGGACTGTCAGCAAAGAAGCTCTTCAATACTACAGATCTCTACACCACAGAGGTAGTTTACATCTGCGAAGGTGAGTTCGACGCCATGATCGCCCACCAGATGGGCCTGAAGGCCGTCGGTGTTGCCGGGGTCAACAACTGGGAGAAGAACTGGTGGCGGGTTTTCAGGAATAGAACCGTCGTGGTTCTTGCTGATAACGATGACAAGGGTCAAGGGCAAGGCATGGCAGAGGAGATCAGTTCGACGGTGCATGACTGCACTATCGTGATGATGCCCAGTGGCCATGACGTAACCTCAGCCTTCAATACGTACGGACCGGATAGCATCTTGCAGCTAATTGAGAAGAGGATGAACAATGTCTGAGAAGAACCTGCCTGAGGACCGCCTGAACCTCCTGAACCTCGAGCTTGAGCGAGACTTCCAGGAAGCGATCGACCTCAATACGGACGTCATCAACGCTACCCGCACCATGGCCCACAAGCTGCTGGTGATCCGGAACGCTCACCTTCAGCAGGCAGATCGCATCTTCCAGATGGTGTCCAACCTCGCCGAGAGTGCGGCTCTGACCGCCGACCTTACTGCCGACATCGTCAGCGCTGAGTGGGGCATCTCAGAGGTGTTCGTCGATTCGGATGGGAATATCGTCGACTTCAGCGACGTTGAAGATGATGAGGACGATGAATGAGTCACCCCGACGTCCTTGATCGTGCCGACCTCCTGTGGGTCGGAGTCGACCTAGACGGCACCCTGGCAAAGAAGAACTGGACACAGGCTAATCCCACTAGCCGGATCGGTGAGCCGATCTGGGCGAACGTAGGCAAGGTCAATGTCCTCGCGGAGCACTACAAGATCGTTATCCACACCTCTCGTCCATGGACGGACTACGAGAGGATCGAAAGCTGGTTGGAGTACTACGACATCCCGTGGGACAACATCCAGTGCGGTAAGCCGCTCTACAAGGCTTACATTGATGACCGAGCAGTGACAGCAGATTCATTCAATTGGCTACTAGCAGTGGAGAGCATCGATGGCTAAGGCAACCCTGGGCTTTGACTACATCACCAAGACTGTCATGGTGGAGCAGGTGATCGATGAGCAGGTCGACGCCTTCTACCTCAACCTCACCCCCGAAGAGGCTGGTGCCCTTCTGGACATCCTCTACAAGATCGGTGGCAGCCCCACCCGCAGCGGCCGGAAGCATGCAGACAGCATCTTCGATGCCTTGCTGAAGGCCGGGGCAGAGCGTGCTCAGAACCCGGCCACTGGGAGCATCAACTTCCTGGACGATGGTAGCGAGTGATGGATAGCCATGAGTGGCGATACACTTTTGATGAGGTCTATACGTGGCCAGGAGAGAAGGAGGACATAGAAGTGGCAGTGTTTCGGGACGGCAAGGGCAACCCGATCAAGACCGTGAAGTGGGAGACGAAGGACAGCGGTGAGCGGTACCAGAACGGCACCTCTGGCTACCAGCGGGACACTGAGAAGGGTAAGGCTCGGTTCGAGCTTATGTTCCCCAAGGGGGTTCCCTACTCGGAGCAGATGCTGACCAGGGTCGCTGAGCTTATGGTCCGTGGCAGTGAGAAGTACGGGGACCGTAACTGGGAGCGTGCAGACGATCCCAAGGACCTCGAGCGGTTCAAGTCGTCGGCATTCAGGCATTTGATGCAGTGGATGCTCGGAGAGACCGATGAGGACCACGCAGCAGCGGTCATCTTCAATATCGTGGCGAATGAATCCATCGCCTGGAAGCTCAACAACCAGTAAGGCTAACTATGCGCACCCTGTATATCGACATCGAAACCTCGCCGATCGTTGGCGACGTGTGGTCACTGTGGCAGCAGAACGTGGGCCTCAACCAGATTCATGAGGTCACCCGGATGCTGTGCTTCGCGGCCAAGTGGGAGGGAGAGAAGAAGACCTATTTCCTCTCTGAGTGGACCGAAGGCACGGAGGCCATGGTCGGGGCGGCTCACGCACTGCTCGAGGAGGCTGACGTCGTAGTCCACTACAACGGTAACTCCTTCGATGTGAAGCACCTCAATCGAGAGTTCAAGGAGCAGGGTCTGGCACCGCCAGCGCCATTCAAGTCGGTGGATGTTCTGAACACGATCAAGCAGCGGTTCAAGCTCCCTAGCAACAAGCTCCAGTACGTATCGACCTGGCTCGGTCTTGAGGGCAAGGTCCAGCACTCTGGACACTCGCTGTGGCGCGGTGTCATCGATGGGGATGCCAAGGCACGGGCCACGATGGCCAAGTACAACAAGCAGGATGTCGTGCTCCTCGAGAAGGTCGTCGCTGAGCTTGGCCCCTGGATGATCGGGGTTCCTAACCAGAACCTCTACGGCGGCAACGGCTGCCCCCTGTGTGGTGCTGACGCTCTCCAGAAGCGTGGCTTCAGCTACACCCTGGGTGGACAGTACCAGCGTTACCAGTGCATGTCGTGCAAGGCATGGAGCAAGGACACGTCCCGCATCGAAGGAACCAAGATTGTGAGCACCAAGTGAAGCCAGGCACTATCGTTCAGGTGAGCTACGACGGCAAGCGTGGGATCGTCCTGGGAACCAAGGGCGACACCATCATCGTCAAGGTTGGCGACAAGATTATGTACTACAAGAAGACCGATATCAATGGGGAGGTGAAGTAGATGTTCGATGTCATGCAGTACGAGCAGATCGTCAAGAACGTAGCCCGGAAGGTTGCAGCGGACTTCCCCGGCCACATCGAAGTTGAAGACATGGAGATGGAGCTATACTGCTTCCTCCTCGAGCGGTCTAAGTATTTCGATAAGGAGGTCGCCTCGGCGATCGTCTACAAGGCTCTGACGGAGCAAGCGAAGAAGGTTGGATGGGAACAAAGGAAGCAGCACCTCGTACTGACTCCTCAGTACACCTACCGGCCGTCAGACGTCCGTCGCATCCTAGAGACGATGTTCAATTACACCACCTGGCCGGATGCCAGGGTTCCGGATGATGCTAAGTCAATCAAGGGTAACGATGCCCTCGAGATGTCCTCTGACGTTGCCTGGGCCTTCAGCAAGATGACTCATGAGCCGTACAAGCAGGCCATTGCTAAGCGGTACCGTGACGGCATCCAGCCTGAGAACGGCAGTGCCGACAGCAAGCGACTGAGCAGGGCTATCCAGACCCTGACGGAGATCCTGAACTACTACATGAAGTCCGCCCATGAGGACGGCCCCGGCGCACGAAAGGCAATCACCAATGCAAGAGCAGCCTACAACATCTCAGCCCCGTACGGACAAGAAGGAACCTCTCCAGGGGGGTTTGACCGACGCTGAGTGGGCGGAGGTCGCCCAGGACATGGCTGGGATCTCTGGCCTAGCCTCTGGGTTCTCCATTGCCACCCGCGAATGGAAAGACTGGGCAGATGAGGGCGAAGGCATCTCCCCTGAAGTTCTTATGGTTCTCTCTTGGAGCAAGGAGCGGATTTGAGCACCGACGACATGACTGACTTTGGTCCGAACGGTAAGGACGTCTACATCCGGACCTACAGCCGCATCAAGGATGATGGGCAGCGTGAGACATGGCCTGAGACGGTACGGCGAGTGGTGGATGGGAATCTGTCGCTTGTGGACGAGAAGTTCATTGCCAACGGTGAGCGAGACGTCCTGGTGGACTTGATGGAGAAGTTCGCCATCATCCCTGCCGGTCGCCACCTGTGGCTCTCGGGAGTGCAGGGGAAGCAGTTCATCAACAACTGTTGGGTCGCTGGCTGGGACGCCTATCCGACGTCCCACTTCACCTTCACGTTCGATCAGTTGATGCAGGGTGGTGGTGTTGGATCTAACTATAGCAATGTGAACTACAACCTCCCTGGGGAGGTGAACCTGCACCTCGTGGTCGACAGCGACCACGCGGACCTCGAGGACTTGCGTCCGTATCTGTCTACTGAGTACGTCTCTGACAGTTCGCACGCCCTGCCCGTTGAGGACAGCAGGGAGGGATGGGTGTCGATCCTTGCCAAGCTCTTCACGATGTGGACTAGCGGGGGTGGGACTCTCGTCCTGGACCTCAGTCGGATCCGGAGGTCGGGTACGAAGATTAAGACGTTCGGTGGGACCAGTGCTGGCCCCGTCCCTCTGGCGAAGCTGCTGACGAAGGTCAACGACATCCTGTGGGACTTCGAGGGTGCCATCATCGGTCGGTCCGCCATGATGATTGACCACGCTATCGCTGAGTGTGTGGTCAGTGGGAACGTTCGTCGATCTGCACGTATGTCGATTATGCACTGGCTGGATCCTGAGATTGAGTGGTTCCTCGGCTGCAAGACGGACTGGGCCGACATGTGGTCGACCAACGTATCGGTTGAGATCGATAATGAGTTCCTCGAGGCTCTGAACGACCCGGAGAATGCCCTGCACCCTGTGGCAGAGATGGTCTTCAATGCCGTCACTGAGGGCATGATGAAGAACGGGGAGCCTGGCTTCTGGAACTCTGACCTCAGCAATGAGGGAGAGCCGAACAAGGTTATCGCCACCAACCCTTGTGGAGAGATCGTGCTCCCTGAGTGGGGAGTGTGCAACCTCGGTCATGTGAACCTGGACTGGTTTGCTGAGATGCCTGTGGAGTCGATCCTCACGGCGCATGCGTTGATGGCCCGGTTCCTGGTCCGTGCCACGTTCGCTGACATCCCGAACGAGGAAGCTCGGAAGGTTCAGGACAGGGATCGAAGGATCGGTGTGGGTCACTTCGGTCTGCATGGATTCCTTGCCAAGTCTGGCATCCGCTACTCTGAGGCTGGACAGAACCAGGATCTGGCGGCCCTGCTCCAGAAGGCCAAGGAGGCTGCTCGAGAGAGCGCACGACGGTACGCCAGTCAGCTTCGCATCCCGGAGCCCATCAAGGTGACCACGGTCGCCCCTACGGGCACCATTGCCAAGATGCCTGGACGGAGTGAGGGGATCCACCCCATCTTCTCTCCGTACTTCATCCGTCGCATTCGATTCAGCACCGTCGATCCTCACCAGATGGCCCAACTCGAGGATTACGAGCTTCAGGGATTCAAGTCTGAGAAGGACTTGTACTCTGAGAACACCTGGGTAGTTGAGTTCCCATCGAAGGAGCCCCTTGTTGACGAACTTGAAGAGATGGGCATCGATCCTAGTATCCTGGAGTCGGCATATGATTTGTCACTGGCTGATCAGTTTGCTGTCCAAGCTCTATACCAGAAGTTCTACGCCGATAACGCGGTTAGCTATACGGTTAACTACGATCCTGCTGAGGTCGATCTTGTGGATCTACAGGATTCGCTACGTGGCTTTCTTCCGTTCCTGAAGGGTGCGACCGTCTTCCCGGTCGTCAGCCGCCCTCAGAGCCCGTACGAGCCGATCACGAAGGAAGAGTACGAGGCAGCAGCAGCGAAGATTACATCGGACGGTGTCGATGAGGAGTGCTCCTCAGGAGCCTGCCCCATCAAGTGACTCAGGTCACAGCCACCAGGGAATGAACCCAGGGGGGCGCTGGTTACATCTAGCGTCCCCCTTTGGTGAACGAAAACGAGAAGGAGAGAACATGGCACCCGGTGACTTCGTGATGAAGGGGAACAACATCCTCGAGATCAAGGACATCATCCAAGCGTTCGGTTGCGACATGGCAATCTGTGAGCTTGTGACTGACGGCCCTGGGGCCGGTACCATCATCATCGAGCCGTGCAACGAACTGAAGGAGTTCTGAGTGAGTACGCAGACTTTCTACGGCATCAAGGTTCTTAGCTCCTGGCCCGCACATTCCGTGGCGGGGGACTTCCACTGGGTGCAGTTTGAAGACCTGGTGGACGCCGATGGCTACCACCCGGCAGTGCTGGTGGGGACTGACTCCCTGGTCCTCGTGGACAATAAGATCAAGGTCGGCAGCAGGGTCCGACGCATCAATGGCTTCATCGAGTTCAAGGTACTGTCCATCGTCGATGCCGGTGGCGAGAACTGGGCCGTCCTCTCGGACGGTTCTGACATCCCTGGTCTGCACCTGCTGACCTCTCTTGTGAAGGTGGCGTAATGATTATCGATGAGACTGTTGTGGAGATCGTCCCCGCCGTTCCGGCTGTGCTCGAGAAGCGGGTTGTTCTCAACCTCTCCGTGGAGGAGGCCCAGATCCTGGCAGCTACGATCTTCTTCCCCGACTGGGCTGAGCAGCCCGAGACGGTCCGAGACTTTCTCTCCAACGCCTGGAGCGCCCTGGAGAAGAAGCTTGATCTGTCCTACCCGGATGAGCTTGGCATGGTTGACAAGGTGAGCTTTTGATGCAGGTCGATCTGATTGCCTCTACCCGCCTAGAGGTCAATGATGCCCCATACGTCGCTGGCTACGTCCCACACCCTAATGAGAAGGATGCAGATGAACTTGCTGAGTTTGCTGGTCGGCTTTGCTATCGGAGTTGGCGTCGGCCTAACCCCGCTACTGCTAGTAATCGTGGGTACCTTGCGAACATCCTGGAACACAAGCACTTCAGCACGATCGAACACGCCAGTGCCACCTTCCTCATTCAGGGTGTCTCACGTTCCCTCACGCATGAGCTTGTCCGCCACCGACACTTCTCGTTCTCTCAGGTAAGCCAGAGGTACGTCGACTCCTCCCAGGAGGGCTTCGTCGATCACCCGGTCCTGAGCGGGCTTGACGACGTCACTCGCAACATGGTCCGTGACCAGGCAGCAGCCTCTGTATACGCCTACGAGATCATCGTTGGGGAGTTGATGGAGAAGGGGTACACCAAGAAGGAGGCTAGGGGTGCAGCCCGTCAGGTGCTGCCTGAGGGCACTCTTACCGACATCGTAGTCACTGGCAACCACCGATCCTGGATGGAGTTCATTGATAAGCGGTACTCCGTCTTTGCAGACCATGAGATCCGGGAGCTTGCGGGGCTGATCCTTGTAGACCTGAAGAGGATCGCCCCCAACATCTACCAGGGCTTCGAACTGAAGACCTTCGATTCGAATAAGGTAGGGGAGAACTAGTGTACCGACTGAGGGTTACGCAGCCTGACGGCACTGAGGTTGTTCACTATGGCGTCCAGTACATTCTGGATGAACTGAAGGCATCGGGGATGCTCGATGACGTCATCGACGGAGAGACGGAGATCAGCTACCGTCTCGAGGACACCAGGGACTACAAGCCGAAGCATGCCGAGGAGGAACTGTGAAAGAGTCGCTCGAGTTCTTTGACCAGGAGACCGGGGAGCCTAGTCTCACATTCCATGACGACTCTCGCAACCTTGAGGTTGCGGTGACCATCGAAGACCTCGAGGAGGACTTCTTCCTCAACTGGGCTGAGGCCACTCAGCTTTACTTCTGGCTCCAGTCAGTGCTCCACAAGAAGTAGATACACAAAGATCCCCCCAGCCAGAAGGCTGGGGGGATTTCTGTGCTTCGAGGCACTCTGTCAGAGCCACTGTGAGCCAAGATCTTTGAGCACCCTATACCAGGGGTACCGTCAGATACGTTCGTCCAGCAGCGTCCAACTCAGAGGGCGCACGGCCTACCACAGGTGGAGCAGACCGTTCACCAGACCGAGCCTGGTCTGAATAATCGTGATGGCTGCCTCAGCGGCAGTCACTCGGGTGGTCAGGGCGGTGACAGCCGCCTGAAGGGTGGCTAGACGGGTGTCGATGTCCGCGATGTCATCTTCGCATGTATCGATCCGGATGACGTTGGCATCGTGATCGGTGGATCCATCGGAGACATCAGCCTCCGTGAATCTGATCCGGGCAAGAAGGTTCTCGATGGACTCGATGATCGAAGGCTGTAGATCAGCGTCCGTGTGTAGCGTAGGGTCATCGTCTCTGCTGCTCATGCGGTTCCCATCCAGAACTGGTTAGAGGTTGACACCTGGCTGGCCATGGTGACCGGGTCGGGTAGCACAGTCTGTGCGGTGCCGTAGGAGGCGAACCGCAGGTTCGGTGCCGAGAGGTTGGCGTTGGCGATAGATGCGGCCACACCAGCGATAGCCAGCTTGGGTCCCTGACCCACCACAGTGCCACACAGGAAGGCAATGTAGTAGTAGCCTGGAGGCATCACAGGAGGGCTAACCATCACGGCACTCTTGGTGCCGGTGGACTGGAGGTCGGCAGAGATGTCAGCAGACTGGGTGAGGAGGTTCCCATCCAAGTCATAGATGCCCACATACGAATCATCGACGCTGCTGTTCGTAGCCGTGAGGACGTGGTAGCGGATGGTGCTGGCCTGCACCGACCGGTGGAACAAGGTCTTCATCAGGTACAGGACCCCGACCATGGCTTCACCAGAGCCCGTGGCGTTCGTGGGGTCGTAGTTCCAAGCCTTGAGTTCGTGGAGTTCGGGGAGTGGGTTGCCGTCAGGGAGTCGCCAGACGACTCCGTTCTGGTCGACGTATCGAAGGTGGCCGTCCGTGGCCACGATCGTGATCCCATCGGTAGACGTCCCTGTGAAGGTCGTCGAAGTGAGGTTGGTCAGTCCGATGGCCGGGCCATCGACGTTCGCAATATCCATGGTGTGCGATCCCACCTGGATGCCCTCTGGGCCTACGAAGTGAGCGTTCCGGATGGTGTGGAGTTCGCCAGTGATGTCAACCCACAGGGTGGTGACCCCACTGTTGTTGATCGTCTGGAGCAGGTCCTCACCGGAGCCTGCCTTAGCGAATAGAATCATGCCGATGACGTCGGCGTCTGCCTGGGCTACCTCGAGCCTGGCCTGGACTCCGTTGCCCTTGACTGTGTTGATTCCGAACCTGCCATCGGCAGTCATCAATAGGTCATACCGAGTGACGTCGTTGGCATTGTCCACCTCAATGAGGTGCCCAAGCGTCGTGTCGCCAGTGATCAGCAGTCCTCGACAACCAGTGCCCTCCGTGGCAATGTCAAGGTGTAGTACGGCACTGAGCAGATCGTAGGCATCCGGCCTGCCGGTGTGGGTAATCCGCATAACGGGGCGCACGACCTGTGACCCCTCGAAGGCGATATCCGGGGGCTCAAAGCTCAGGTCAAAGCTGCTAACGAAACCCTCTACAGAGGGATCACTAATATCGGGGAGTGGCATCCGTGCGTCTCCTTACGAAAAAAGGGGGGACCCCACTATTGCTAGTAGGGTCCCCCAGGACTATTTCAGTAACCCTTGTGTTTCGGGTTACGTGGTTGTGCAAACCTCTTTGGTACCGGCTTATGCGGATTCGCTGGAGGTGTCGACTTCTTCGGCTGCTTCATCGGCTTCCGATCCGACATCAACGGCCTCCACTTCTTCATAATCAGCAGGGAACTCGGGGTCATATTCGGCCTCGGGCTTGTCCCTGACCAGGAGATCCTGAGTCACGGCAGTAACGCCTGACGGCTTATACAGCTTGTAGTGGACGGCAGTAGCCGTCGCATAGTTGAGCAGCAGAGTCACACCCACAGCCTTGTAATCAGTCTCGCCCCCGGCCACGGCCAGGAGGCCAGTGTTCAGGGCAGTGAGACCGAGCAGCAGAGCATTCTTCACACCAGCACCAGTCGAAGACTTCGTGACCAGACCAACTAGCAGGGGCAGAACAAGCTGAACGAGCAGACCAGCAATTACTTCAGGAGAGACGTTCATTGCGACCTTTCAGTTGGGTAGATTATTTGACTCGGATCTTCTCGCCGATGGCCAGGCTGTCCCAGTGGCCCTTCTTCTGGGGGTTCAGCTTCTGTAGGGTGGCATAGGTAATCTTGTATGCCTTCGCAATCCCCAGGAGCGTCTGCCCCGCCTTCACAGTGTGGTAGACCTTGGTGGCCTTAACCACCGGAGGCTTGGATGCAGGGGGCTTCCCAGCAAACTTAGAGCGCACCTTCAGTGCCCACTCCTTGACTCGCCATGCCGTCACTGACTCTCCACGAAGAATGGAGAAGAGCGCCCGGAATGCAGCAGGGTCATTGGTGTAAGCCCTCAGGACCGAGATGTGAATGTGCCAGAGGTGAGAAGAGTCAGAAGAGACTCGGGTGCAAGACTGGAAGTCCCAGCCATCGACGTATCCATTTCCGTCGACGTTGCCGTAGAACTCACGGAGGTAGTTACCCCTCGGGTCCTTGGGGTCACAGCCAGACTTCATAAGCCTGGTGCTGTACTTCTTCATCTGTGCCAGCGGCAGAGTCAGGTCGATCGCAGCGGCGTAGCTAGAGCTACCCTTCCGGTCCAGGGCATACTGCCCGACCGAATAGTCACTGCCCGACAGATTGCGCCGGGCATTGTGGTAGCCAGCTTTGCCAGCATAAATGCCACCAAGCTTTGCCGTCTTCTCCAGGGCCTTGAATCGGAGCCAGAAGGCCCAGAACTCCCTAGAGATATTAGTAGGGTTCGGATTCGCCACAACTACTCCTTTAGTTCGATGGCTTGATGAACCGTGCGTCAAGCTCCGTGTGGAGCCCGTTGTGCTCACTAGTCCAAACTTCCAGACGGTTGACTGCGTCACGGAGGCTGGAGCCACCATTGGGTCTAAGCTCGGCTTCAATGGCGGCAATACGAGCAGACATACCGGGAGTATCAGGAAGGCCGCCGTAGCCTTCTTTGCCAAGTATTTCATCGAAGAGATGTACCGACCTCCGGAAGAAACCGGAGACTTTCCTCAGTGCCACAAAGAGAACACCGATAGCGCTGACAATTCCCGCCGCAGTGAGCAGGATGGATTCGAGATCCATGGTACTCCTTTACGACAGCTTAGTGTTGACAATGTAGCTACACCCAGCACGGAGGGTCATTGCCGTAGTGCTCGAGGTAGCCTGCGCCCAGTAGAGCGTGACGTTTCCGGGGGTGGGACCAGTGTCCAGGATGAACGTCCAGTACGCCATGTCGATAGTGCCAACTCCATAAGAACCCATGGTAGCTGACGTCTCTGGGTCAAAGCCAAGGGAAGTGATCTCCGTGTTGCCAGCGGCGAAGCCATTGGGCTGAGCAATCCACATGGCTTTTCCGCTTCCCGCTCCAGCGGTAGACCCCGTGGGGAACACCCACTGGGCCTTGAATGAGATGCCAAGGAGACATTCGTAGTTCACCCGGCACTCAACGAGGTAGCGACTATTCGCCTCGGCATAGAAGAATAGTTCATTGTCCGGCTGCAAGACGATAGAGCTAGCAAGACTCTCTGCGACAAGCTTGACTTTTGTCTGCCCGGCTTCGATGTTTGTCCATCCACCAGTGGCCTTCCGGACATAGAGGATGTTCTCTAGTGCCGTATGGACGACCTGGCCTGCCGTTGGAGAGGGGTTGGCTACGTCCCTAGCGGACTCTGTGTTGTACCTCGAAACGACTCGAGTATCCGCCTGAGTGCCCAGGGCTAGGTACTGGGCCACCAGGTCCTGGTCGTCGCTAGTCTGTGGCGTTGGTAGGGCATTGATGGCCGTAGTTACCGTCATCCGATCCTCCTAATGTTCATGAACGAATCGTTGGCAAGCATGGTGATAACTTCGGCGTTGCTAACGCCCTGTGCCCCTTGCAACTGCAAGGTGCCAGCGGCGGTCGTCAAGAAGGTTCCCCATACCTGGATGGAGATCGGATCTGCATCCGTACCAGCAATGGCATGAGTGGCACCCATGTTCCGGCCGGTCATAGAGACGTTTGCATCTCTGGTTGTTGCAGTCTGGGTCAGCATAATTCCCTGGTAGATGGGAGTGCCGGACACTGCGGGGATGGAGAGCCCCATCCGGAAGTCGGCTGCGGAGCCGTTCACCGTGCCATCGATGCATAGATAGATCTCGAAGAGGTATCTCGCATTGGCGACCACGGGGAAGGACATGCCTGTCACATTCACCAAGGTGGCAGTGGAGACGAAGGTCTGGTTCGAGGTCTTCCAGGCCCACTGACGATTCTCGAGAGGCACCCAACTGGATCCAGTGTGCTTCATCAGCATGGCTTCTGAGCCCAAGGTCACGACACATAGCTGCCCTTCGGTGGGGGCAACAATAGCCAGATCACGTGCAGCCGTAGTGGCGAACCTGGGAATGCAGAGAGTGTCAATCGAAGAGGCAAACTGCCCCATGGCGGCTTCCGCATTCAGGATGTCACTGTTGGTTGGGATCACCAGTCCGGAGACGGGGGTCGTGGTACTCATCCTATCTCCTTATGCAATCTGAGTGATCTTCATGAAGCTACCTTCACGAATGCGAGTAGAGTTTGCACTGCTGACATACTGAGCCCAGTTAAGGGACACCGTCCCGGCGGTGCCCCCGATCAGAAGATTGGCAGCCATGGTGTGGTACTGGCCGACGATCGGAGCCGCCAACTGATACTGGCTATTCAGAGTCACTGGCAGCATTGTCTGGGGATTCGGGGAGGACGTACGCGTGACCGCCGGGCCGCGAACATGCAGGTTGCCCACTGACCCTACGGGAGCCGCGAGGCCGAACCGGAAGTCAATGGAGTTAGCGGCAGTGTTGTCCACATGGAGATGGAATTCCAGCATGTACCGTGCATTAGCAGCGCCAGAGAACTGGAACGTGGCGTCAGGAGTAATGGTCACAGTCGCCGTCCTCAGAGAGGCCGTCTCCATGACAATGGTCTTGGACCAGGTCAGGTTGACCCATGCACCAGAGGAGTAGATTTGCAGGAACTCTCTACCGCTGGCAAAGGTCACAAAGCACACCTGGCCGACGAGGGGGGCGGTAATGGCAGCGTCCCTCGCCGCCGTGCTGGCGAAGCGAGGAACAAGAACCGTGTCGAGAGCACTAGCCTGGTTGAGCATCTGAGTCGGAGCGTTAGGGGAGTCCCCCAGTTCCGGATAGGGAATGCCAACAATTGGCGTGGTAAGCATTCAAGCTCCTAAGAGGTAATGGTTCCGATGATGACACCGATGATGATAAGTCCAGTGCCACCACCCTGGAGACATAGAAGTTGCTGACCGGCGGTCAGGGTGCCGACGCTGGCCATTTTCCTGACCCGAGAAGTCTGCTTGCCGAAGATCTCGATAGTGGAAAGCTCTGCGTCTACGGTATCAGCAGCTACGAATGTAGCCTGAACATGAGAGGAGAACTGTCCTAGCTGCTTCCTAATCAGAGACTTGACTAGGACGGCAATGGCACCAGTAGTGTCATTGAGGGCCATCAGCCATTCCTACCCTTCGTGGTCATGTCGAACGTCTGCGACGCGATATCGAAACCGATCGTATCGATCTGGTGGAGTTCCTCAGTGTCGTCAGGATAGACGACCTTGATTACGTCCCCCGGTTCGAGGATCGGGATGGGGAGCGTCTGTAGTGAGATGCCCTTGGCGACCCCTGTCGAAGCTGCCAGTTCTGCCTTCGCTACCGCAAGGCACTGATCCGAGTTAGTCAGTTCAGGACGGTCAATGCGCTTGAACGCCTTGCCGAACGGGCCGTTGTAGTAGGTGGGGCTGGCTGGATCCAGGTCGTACACCTCAGCAAACGGCTGAGCGGCAGAGCCGTTAGGAGTGACGCCGTAGACACCGATGCCATTGAATACGCTGTCCCTGGTGGTGGTCTTACCCAGGGCCGTGATGACACCCTCCTCACCACAGTCAGTGGTGTAGACAGCATCAAGGATGGAGGTATTCTGATCAATGAATGGCTTGGGGGCACAGATGGCGTTCCCCAGAAGATCGAAGTAGAACTCTGCACCGATGGCTTCCGACAGGTCCAGGATGGCATCCAGGTACGTGGAATCGTAGGTGGTGCCAGCAGGCATGACGATGTCGGTCAGGGCGTCGTCGAACTGCACGGTCTGAAGGGCAGGGAGCCCCAAGTTGCACAAGTTCTGGATGGCCGTCGTAGCCGACTGGCCGCTGGCGTCATAGAACTTCACAATGCCAGACGATGCCAGGTACTTCGATCGGTCGTAAAGCTCCAAGTCGATGACGTCGCCGTCCTCGTAGGAGATGTCAGAGGTCCAGATGACGAACCGTCCCAGGGGGACAGTCTCCTGGTTGCCAGAGGAGTACTCCACTCCAGCCTTGACAACGACCTCGGTACCGTAGATGGTGGCCGGGCTTGAGAGCACGGTAACCCGTCCGGAGGTGGAGGCCGTAGGCCCCACCACCGAAGGGTTGACCATTGAAATCTGTCCGTGCCTGCGGATATCGGCATTACTATCTGCATCGATGTTTCCCTGGTAGACAGGGATGTTCCGCTGGACCAGACCGTTGGTGTAGTAGAGGTCCGCAATAACAACTCGCTTGCCTGAGCCCCTGACGGCTGCCAGGAACTCCTCACTAACTGGGCCGTACATGCGGACCCCTCTCCCACTAAACGGTGTATCGGATGAGCACGTCGTCCCACGTCGCGTTGTCGGCGATGACGTCTGCCCAGGTGGTGTAAACCAGGTCGTCCTTGAGGTCCTGCCACGTGCCGTAGCTTGTAGCCAGACCGGACGTCAGAGGCTGGTCAACCTCTTGGAACCCGATGGTGTACGTGAAGTCATTCGTCCTGTCAGCCCCTGGGGCATCGTACTGCTGCCTGCTAAGACTGGTGACGATGAAGTACATGTCTCGGATCTGGTGGTTATTGAAGATGGTCTGGAACAGGAGCACGTCGCCAGAGAGAAGCAGAGCCTTCAGAGCATTGACCTCGGTGGTGTAGGTGCCATCGATGGTGATGGCTAGGCACTCGAAGTTGCCTGACCGAGCGTCGCCGACGTCGGTGAAGACGACCGGCTTCCGTCTACCCAGGACCTTGTACTCGCCCAGGATCGCAGGCTCGTAATCATTCTCATCGAACTTTGCAATCAGCACTGACCGCGACAACGTCGGGTCAGAGATGTTCTTGATCCAGTAGAACGGCCCCACGGGGGGCGAACTTACGTCGCCCTGTGTGATGCTGTCAGAGCCAGCGTCCACAGAGGTGGTAAGAACACCCCCCACGTAGCCACGTAGTTGGTAGTTGACAGTACTGCCGATCGGCGTCTCATAGTCAGTCACTGTAGTGGTGTCTGTGAGTACCGGGATGTCGTCAGCACCTCGTACCGGGGTTTCCGGATAGGTGCCTGCCAGGAACGAGTAGTCCTGACGGACCACAGTGTACGTATCGAAGGCCAGAAGGCCAGAGAGAGAGATCGTGTACCCTGGTGAGTTTGAGTCACCGTTATACACGGCCATGATGCCAGCCATAGACTAGCTCCTCCCCGACTTGATTTTCTGGTTAGCCCTTGCAGAGGATCGGCTCTGCTCCTTCTTGACGATGGCCCGAACTTCCTTGCCATCGATGATGACCGTTACGTACTGGTCCGTCTTGAACCTCTGGTCTGCGATCTCCTTGGCGGAGAGCACAGCGTACGCACGACCCGAAGGACCGTACTTGATGGTCGCGCCCTTGGCCCTCGGCGGCTTCAACTTCGCAGCAGCCTTCTTCTTGGCTGCCAGCCTCTTCTTGTTGCTCGCAAGACCGGCCGTAGGCTTGGACCCCAGAACATTGGCAATGTCAGTGCCGTAGCCCCTAGCCCCACTCAACAGGTGGTTAATCTGCTGAATATCGACAGGCTGCAATCCCCTGTTCAGGATCTTAGCCAGGTCCGAGTCAGGACCCGCGTCCGCAAGCTGCGTCAGTGCAGCAGCCGAGAGGCCCTTGCCCTTCAGTCCCTGAAGCTGACTCTTGAAATCGAGAGCCTTCGTCTTCTTGTCCAGAAGCTGCTTGATGAGGTCACCTGCACTGGCACCCTCGGCGTTCAGCCCTCCGAGGTTGACGAACTGAGTGAACTGGCCACTGTAGGTCTTGAAGTTCTCGTTCCACCTTTGAACCTGTGCCGTCTGGGTCCTGATCACAGTTGTCAATGCAGCGATCTGTGTCTGCAACGCCTTGAACTGAGCCACCTGAGCGCCGGTCCTGGAGCGGACGATCCCACCACGGGCATAGCCCGCGACCCCACCAGCAGCAAGTCCCGTAGGAACCTTGCCAGTGTTGTTCATTGCCTTCAGGTTGGACATGCCAATCTTGGACGCCGAACTGGCCTTGATGACGAACTCTCCATTAGAGAGGTTCGCAGGAATGGAATCAGACGTGCCAGTTCCAGGCCCCTTGACTGCACCACCAGTGGCGAATGCATTTGGGTCCTTGGAGACGTTCCGCTTGATGACATTGATGCTCAGTGTCTTATTGCCGGTAAGGCTACGGACAGCGGCAGCAACCTCATTGAAGTTCTTAAGCTGGACAGAGACGTTCTTCTTGATGTCCGGCAGCTGTGAGAAGTCACCATACGCAGCATTAAGCTCCTTGAGCTTCTTGCGGTTAGCCTCGGTGTTGTTGAAGTTGTCACGAAGGGGCTTGGTTAGCTCCCCGTACTTCTTCTTCGCTGCCTCGAGCGACCCAGTCGAGTTGTAGACCTCGAGTGCGATATCCTTCGCACCCTTGGCGACCTCCTCGGCCTGCCTAAAGTTGTCACGGCCCTTTTGAGTGTGCGTGTTAAGCGTTCGGCCGTTCTCCTTGATGGCAATGTCAAGGTCGTCGATAGCCTGCTCATAGTTGATGGACGCAGAGATTGACTTCTGCAAGAGGCTGTCGTACTTTGACTGCAGGTCGATGGCCTGTGCAGTGGCTGCGTTGACCTCATCCTTGCTCTTCTTCAGCGTCCCATTAGCCTTAGCGGTTGCGAGGGCCGCACCCCGCTCCTGGTTGTACTTCTCTGCAAGAAGGGCAGTCGCCTCACCCATAACCTTGATGGTGCCCGCACGGGCCTGCTCGATAGCAGACCTCGAAGCCGCCGCAAGATTGCCGTCGGCTAGTTGCTTGTCGTACTGAGCAACTGACTCACGGGAGATCCTGAAGAACTCCTCCATGTTCCCGAACTTCTCGATTGGAGTACGGGTGTCCTTGAAGTCGAGCAGGTCGCGAACCGATGCGGAGAAGGTGATTACCTTGCCGGTAGCGGTGACTAGAGCGGAGGTGATACTGAAGATGTCCTGGACCAGTGAGCGCATGCCAGGCCCGGCCTCATCCAGATCCTGAATGAGTCCAGCGACAGCATCGCTGACCTGAACGAATCCATCACCAATAAGTTCGATGATCTTAGCGCCAGAGCCAGTGACGAAGTCACGGATGGCCATGCTGATCGTCGAGAGGCCATGGGCAAGGTCGGACACGAAAGGCACGATCGTAGGAGCAAGAGCACCAAATGCCGAACGGAAGTCATTGACAATCCCACCGGCGAAGTTAGAGCCCTTGAGGAACTCAAACGCCTTTTCGATTTCCTTGCCTAAGGTATCGTGGGCTGCGTCCTGCAGGCCGCTGAACAGCTGCTTCCCCAGGGCCTTGCCAGCCTCCTGGAGCCTCTTGTCCTTGCTGATCGCAAGTGCGATGCCACCGGCAAGAGTGCCAAGAGCAATGGCTGAACCCATGGCGGCACCAATGAGACCAATGATCTCGTTACCGAGCAGTGCAGCAGCAGCAGCAATCTTCGGGTTGCGAAGCAGCTTCTCAAGCTGCCCCGGAAGGATTGAGGTGAGATTCTCAAACGCTTCACCGAAGTTGTGGGACCCGCCGTCTCGTGCACGGCGGCGACCTCCACCATTCGGTCCTATTGGACCGCCACCGTCGCCAGCGGAAGGGCCAGGGATCCTGGCCAATCTGGCAAGACGGGCCTGAGCCCTCTGGCTGAGTGCCCGTAGCTGGAGGATGTTGTCCTCTGACCGCCGAATAACCCTCTCTCGCTGTGAGGCAAAGGACCGTTCCGCACGAAGTTTGAAGGCGTTAAGCCTAGCAGTCAGATCCATGCTGCGACGCATTTGGTCTCTGCTCTGGCGACGAATCGCCCGATCCGCATCTCTGCGAAGACGCGTCTGCTCCGCGTGCGTCCTTCGATCTAGTGCCCTCTGGGCCTCGGCGGCTTCGCGAAGCAGTCGATTCTGTCGACGAAGCGAAGTCCGCCTGGCCTCCTCTTCCTCGCGCATCGAGTCCAGTTGTCCCCGAAGGATGTCATTGATTGCAGCCTGACGGTGGTCAGTAGTCCTGTCGACCTCCGCCCGCTGGACCTTGCCACTCTTCGCTGCCGCCGCATTGAGCTTTGCTTCGCTACTCTTAACGGACTTGTCGTCGACGATGGCATGGACTTCAATATAGGCATCCCCGACCTTGTCACCCTTAGCGCCTGCCATGCCGTGCTCCTATCAGTCTTCGTCTCCATCGGAGATAAGCTTGGTAATGAAATCGAGAAGCTCGACCGTGGTCCTCTTCTTGCTCTTGTACGTGCTCCACTGAGAGGAGCCAAGAATGGCTCGAGCCAAAGACGCGTACTTGCCGTCCTCGTATGCCTCCAGCACCTCAACATCATCCAGGGGGCTAACCGATACGGTGTACTTCTCGCCATCGTGCTCCACTACGCGAGTCGTAACTTCGGCCTCGACGACGGCCTCAACCTTGACCTCAACCTGCTCAGACATATCTTTCTCCATTAACTAATGGACGCGGCATCGATTGCCCGTCTCAGTGGTGCATACCCCAGGACATCGTACTTCTGTCCGCTGCCTGGGGGCCATTCGACTCTTGAACCAAACTCTACCCAGAAAGCGACTGGGTCAGAATTGTAAGTTATGTAGTTGTTCCCCGCCCGGCGGACCTCGAAGGACTGGAGGTAGAGGTTGTGATTGGGTCGCACTCGCTCCGCAAGGTAAATCTCCTTGGCATACCTCATGATCTCTTCGGCCTTCCGCTTCTTGAGCTTCAAGACTAACTGAGAGTTGAGGAACTTGGCAATCTTGCGACGATCTAGTTCAATGTTTGCCACGCTATCCTCTCATCAATCTCTTGAGGTCGGCTGGTGTGGAGAACTTCGTTACTGTATTCGGACGCCTGAAGAACGGCTTCGGCGGCTTGACCTTCTTCTTCAGCCCAGAAAGCTGGGCCTGGATGTGGGTCATCATGGTGTTGTAGTTGAGGAGGTCGGCAATGTCCGCGAGCATCTGCTGGGTGATGTCCCAGTCATTGTGCTTCCAGCCGGTCATGACTTTGCCAAGGTTTGTATCGTAGCCAGGGCGCATGAAGACGCAGTAGAGTTGCGTCAGCGACAGCTTAGTGATCGATGTCCCTAGTTCGATACAGTCGGCCTCGAGAGCCGCACAGTGCTGGTCGTCAGAGAGGTGTCCCACTAGCTCGTAGAACTTCTCAGGGTCGACACCCAGGGTCACAAAGGAGTCCTTGATGAGAGAATCGAGTTCAGCACGCCGCCTTCCGGGGGCCAGCCACTTCCTCCACACCCTCTCACCAAGGAGTTCCCGCATGAGCGTCGTGCGCTGCCCATTCGAGAGGCGTACGACGTGGTCCAATGTCCAAGGAGTGAGGAGCTTGAATTCCTCACCCTTGGAAACAAAAGAGAGAGACGGCCCCGCCACCAGGGTTTCCAGTAGTGAGGCCATCTCGTTCTCCTATGATCAGCTAAACTGCATCTCCGGGTCGTCCGACAGCATGACGGCCACGAGGCCGTTGTAGTCGAGCGCACGGTAGGTGATGCCGAACGCGACGGCGTCCGAGCGGTTGAGGGTCATGCCATCCCGGTCAGTGACCAATCCACGGGGGATGAGCAGCCGGTTGATGTTGTCGTTGTCGTCGTTCCACTCGACAGCCAGCGCACGCTCATCCAGCGTGGGCGAAGAACTGATCTCCAGGGTGGCAATGCCACCAGTGGCGGTCCAGGACTCGCCGAAGAAGAACAGGCTGGTGGTCTGCTGATTCATCTGAATCAGGTTGAAGGCAAGCTCCAGGTTCATGCCGGTAAGCGACTGCTTCACCGGAACCAGGGACTGCCATGCACCAATGTCGGCAACGTCGACGGACGGCGTAATCTCGACGCCATCCTCATCGAGATAACCAAGCTCGCGCCACGCGGCGTCAAACGGGGTAGTCGTGTCAGTGGGGAGAACGGAACCAACCGGAGCAACGTAAACGTGTCCGAACGGGGCCAAGCGAACTTCACCAGAATCAAGAGCCATCTTGAGTCCTCTCTTTATGCAGGAGTGACAGTGAGTCGTAGACTCAGAACATATCGATCAGACTCATTCTTCTGATCGGGTGTGCGGGTAAGGCCAGTCTCAACCTTTACTACCTGGAGACGGATACCTTTGCCCACGTAGTTTGTCTGGGCGATCAGCATGGCCCTCAAGACCAGTTGCCCGATGTCGTGGGCATCTGCCCTGTTACCACCGTAGATGTAGAAGTCAATTCTAGGT